ACTATTTCTGGGGAGATCTTCTAAAACTGAGGTCAATCCACTTAAAATTTTTTTGTCCCATTTTGCGTTAAATGTGATCTACTGAGGCGGCTTTCCGTACATTCCAGCCAATAGATTCTCACCAAATTTAAGATCTGTATTTATTTGTTTATCAATACGATATATAACTCCACTATTATCTCCAACTTGGGCTAATTCTCCTTCTGGATCCAATATTTGAGTTTTTATATCTGTAATAGTTTTTTTTCTCGTAACAGTAAATGAAGGACCTCCTCCATCATAATTTACAAAGTCATCTGCTGAATTATATTTTCCAACAATAGCCATAGTTTGTAGAGGATTCGCCAACTGATAATATTGTGCCTGATCTAATATATCACTATTTACAAGGAAATATCCTCTTAATATTTTTCTTGGGAGATTTGTTGCTTGGATCGCAGTTGATGTTTGTTGGATTGTTGTCGTAGGAGTCACAGCATAAGAAGCAGAAGTTATATGAACATTTCTGAGACTAACAGCATCGGGAGTCGCATAATAATCAACATTACTACTCAACATTGGTTTCTGCATAGGAATCGCCCATACATTCATCAAATATTGTTGAGCCGTGACTGAATTTATATCTGCGTTAGTTGTGACTCCGGATGTATTCACAGTTGTTCCTGTAAATCTTTTTGATGAATAATTTACAGCATCTGGTACATCTGTATTAAATTGATTGTATGTAAATCCAAGAAGTCCCCAAATACTATTCTCAAAATTTTTCTCATCTATTCCCATATCTACTATGGCTATTCCACCGTGAGCATCATAAATTTTCCCTGTTTGTAATTGCGCATTTACCTGTATGAATGATGCTACATTATCAGAGGCTGTTGTTCCGCTTAAATTTATTGTTGGATAGGGCATCATACTAGGAGACCAAGAAACAAATCTTTCTGCTTTATTTATGAAATAAACTTCTTCACTTGCCTGACCACTGGGTGGAGGACCAAGGATGTCTCCTGGTGTTTGAGGATCTCCTGCGTTGTAGAAATTACCGACTGTTTCTGCTGAATGTAGTTTGGAGATCTCAAAACGTGCTTCTGTTGTATTAAAATTTACAAGAGGATCATTTGCTCCTACATAAGTATTATTGATATAATCAGCTGACTCAAAACCCTGATGACCGTAATATTGTAACGGATAAAATCCACTATTGATTCCTATTGCCGCATTACCATAAGCATTAAAATGAAAATCATAACCAATTTTTGTATCAACATCAATAGATGTCCCATCGTGATTTATTAGTAAATCAGGGATTCCTCCAATTAATTCTGTTGTAAATCCAATTTTTTCTCTTCCATCCCCAGGATCTTTCCATCTAAAAGCAAATCCACCTGCGAGTTCTTCTGGTCTTGGTGGTGATTGAGTTGTTTCGGCAGACCATTGTGCTACTCGTGAATCATCAGCTTTAAGATCTCTACTTCCTTCATTATAAAAAACAAATATTGGAGCCGACATTTTATTATTGGGATCATTAGTGGAAACAGCCGATGAAACATTATAATTATCACTACCGACTGGATCACCAGATCCTTGACTTCCTTGTTTATTAATATCAATATGAAGGAATCTTCCTATTTTCCTGAAATCCTCAGCAAAAGAAGCACTATTTGGATTAAAAGTCTTGTAATTAGTTCTATTGTGATAATCAACAGCACCATCAAGGAGCTCTGGATACATTGCTTGAGAATCAAATAATCTTTGTATTCTATCTAATTGTTCTTGTGACCAAACCCAAGAAGTCCATAAATATGCTGTTGCTTTTGGATTATTAACTCCGCCAGGAGCATATAATTTTAAATTGGCTCCGTGATAAGTAAATCCTTCTCTTCCTGCTTCTACAAAATCTGGTCTCTTAAAACCAACATAATCATAACAATTTAGATATGCGATTGATGATGCATTTTCTCTTGGATGAACTCCTACATTTACTGGCTGACTTTGGAAAAATGCGGTTGAGTTAAAAAATTCATTAGCACCAGATGAGTTATAAATTTCATAATTAGCACAAGGAAATGGTTTATTTGTATTTGATGTGACCATATAAGAAGTAGCAACTCCTGCTGGAACAATTACTGGTTGAGGATTTCCTGTACTTTGTAGTTGATCTGTGAGTTGTTCTGCTATATTTCCTGGGGCATTGTATCCTTCTTTAATTGTTAATGTTTTCTTTTCTTTGTATCTGACATAATCAAAAGTAGCAGGATCAGGACCTTGTCCTATGGCTCCACTTCCTCTCAAATATGACTGAACATCAGCAGCAGAGCACTCGGAACCATTATAAATTGTAGTCGCCATTTTAAAAAGAGTAAATCGTGAATTATCCATTTTAATTTTTCTCGCTGCTTTATCTTGTCCAGATACAGACCTACATCCAAAAATTTCTACCCAATCACCACTATTATCTTCTATGAAAGAATCATAAGTAAAAGCAGGATAGAGACCACACAGATTTAATCCTAGAGGATAGCCATCAACTTGATTCCAATATTGTTTGGCTGAGGCGAAAGATCCACTTGTTCCATATCCAGCAACAGATGCGTTTCTATTGGAAGCATTTCCCCAGTTTCTTGGTAATGAAAAACAATTTTCTCCATTCGCACTCTTATAATATTCTATGACAATTGTTGCTTCATTATCTTTCATATCAACTTGTTCTGTAACATTTGAGGCTGTTTGTTTCGCAAATCCAGTAGGAGAGTATTTTAGAGGACCTCCTGTTCCACCAACAGTATTAAATCCAACAAATGAACTATTTGTGAGTTGAGTGTAAGTTATTTCTTTTTTACCTAAATTTCTTCCTTTCATTTCTATGACATCACCACCAGCCCCTCGTGAAGCAATATGTGCTGACTGAATTGTGACTTGATCTCCAATATCAAGTGTGATTCCATTACTTACTTTATTTGTAAAAACAGCAGGATCAGTATCTGCAAGATTACTAGCCGAAAACTCTTCACTTGATAATCTATTTGCGTCTAAGAGTATGGTTTGAGTGTATGGTTGAGGTGAAGGCTGACTCATTTATATTAATAATACTTATAATAAATTATTTTTAGTAATTTATCATATCAAAAGAAATTTAATTTTAAAAAATACTTAAAGAAGCTGGGTCGTTACGAAACCATTCTGTAAGACTGTGATTTTGGCTAATTCCAACCACGATCTCTGCGTGTAAGGTGCGGAATCACCGAGTATTTCATATTTGTAATAATACTCAAGACCACGAGTATTTACTCTTTCATTGCGGTTTAGCCTGAAAGACAACCAATTGTATCTTCCAAGAACACCTTTCTCATCAGCATCATCACCAGTATTTTGGTCTGTTCCAAAATATTCATCATCAGTAAGAGCAACACCCTCAGCAGAATATTCTTCACGAGTAACAAATGGAACCATTCCCTCAGCCTGAGCTGTATTGTGAAAATGACGAGCAGGATTAGCAACATCAATTGGATATAAGAATTTATCATTATACTTAACATTTGCGGTTAGAGATCCATTGACTTTCCCAGCGGCTGGTGCTTGACCGAACTGGTAATGTGCTTCTGGCGAGATAGAGTGGAAAGCATTTGTGAGAGCTCCTTCCTGAGTATTATCGGCATCAGCAGATTGGAGACCAGTAATTACCTTGGTGACAATACGACCAGCTCCTCCAAGATTGCGGACAAGAGTAGAGCCAGATGCCGAAGTTGCCGAAACACTTACAGCAGAATGACGGTAATCAAAGTGATTCATTGTGATAGTAGGATTCTGTTGTGCGTACTGAGTCATCATTTCCTGAGGATAATAGATGTAATCAGCAACAAATTTTACTTGATCTGTATCAATAGCCATAGTCTGGTTGGGTGTTCCGCCATCCACGATACAAGTGCGTCTCTGTTGGACTGGCTCAAAAGTGAGCTCAATGGAGACTTGTTCCTGCATCATATACAGAGGAAGCTGAGTCTGTTTGAGTAGAGGAAAGAGATCTGCTAATGCTATTTGGAAAACAGGATTGTTTTCTACACGGAGAGGATCAATTAGCTCAACATTAGGATCAGTTGAGAGGAAACCATCATCATATTCTTTACCAGTTTTGAGACCATACTTAAATGCCTGAGTATTACTTACACGAATAAGAGAAGCAGAAGTAGAATCATCATATCTAAATTCGTGAGCTAAACCATTACCAGCAGTAATTTGTTCTCTTTCATATTGGTGTTCATTGGATAAGAACATTCTCTTGTATGCGGATAAGAAATTATATCCATCAATCTCTTGGAGAGTTTTGGTTCCAACTTTGAGAGCACATCGGGAGATCAAACTATGAACTCCTGTGGTAATTGGGTAGAAACGACCATTACTGTTAGGAGCCGTGACTGCTAAGGTAATCTTAGAGTGACTGTGGAGAATACCCTTATTTAAAAGAGTAAATCTAACAAAATTATTACTTTTGACAACAGGATCCATAATACTGGTCTCAACATCAGTTGCGGTTGTAGTATCCATTGGAGATACACGGAGAAGATTGGGAACATTCGGAGGAACTGGGGCTCGCTCAACCATAGTTTCCTGCACTTCTCCCTGTTCAGCACTTCCCATAGGATCAGGTTCGGGTGACATATTTGCGTTCATTATCTTTATAATGAATCAAATAAAAAAAACAAGAAATAAAAATAAATTTATTAAATATTTAGTTGAGTACCTGTAATCCCTGGGGACCAAAGACCAGAGTCTGTTTGTTCTTTACAAATACAAAGAATGCCTGTGGCGAGTCACTCGTGAGGTCAAGGCTCATATTAATACCAAAATTGACGTTGCGGAAATCTACACCTTGATCCGAGATGTTGTCAAAAGCGACTCCTATACCAAAACCACAACCACCATCAACAAAATCCTTATCAAATCGTGCTTCATCACTGAGACGGACATTCTGGGGACTTAGACTGGACTTAGGATTATTGATAAATTTCTGGATCGCATTGACAAAGTTGAGATGAATCTGGGAATCAGCTGTTTTATTAGAAGCATTATCTGCTTGGAGAGTATTGATATTAAAATCAATTGGGAACTTAGTTCCATTTCTGGTAAAGAATAATTCTTTAATATCAGCAGAAGATCCATCAGTGTTAGTTGGGTAGATTGTAGCAAGACCATCATATAGAAGATTATTAATATGTGAAGCAGGAACAATATTAGCAAAAACACCTAATACTCTTGATAAACCAAGTTGGAAATTAATAATACCATTTCCAGAGTTAATTGTCTGGTAGTAAGAGTTGATAGAGTTGTATTCATAGGTTGCGGATTGTCTGCTCTTTAACTGCTGAACTACGTCAGGTTCCGGTTCCATAAGTTCAGCTACAAGTGAAACATCACTAAATTCATAGAAGGATTCACTGTATGATGCAGAGTCACTATCGGCACTTGTGTGGAAAACTTGAGAATCTGGTGCTAAGTGAAGTTCTATAAGAAGTCCTCCAACTGCCTCAGGCATTAGAGCGAGGGGCTCACCACCATTTAGAAGACCACAAGGGAGACT